CAACTGATATGAAGTATATCGGTAAGAAGTTTTTCTGGAAACCAAAAGTTCTACCAAAAACTAAAAAAAGAAAACGTAGAGTCAGAACAAGAACTGAATCTGACTGGCGCCAGTATTTTGGATCTAGCAAAGAAGTGCAATTACTCGTAGAAGAGAATGGTGCTGATGCATTTCATCGTGAAATACTTATGTTATGTAAGACCAAAGGACAATGTTCTTATTATGAAATGAAATATCAACTTGAACTCGATGTGTTACTCAAACCAGAAGAGTACTATAATGCATTTGTTGGAGGAAAAATACATCGAAAGCATATTTTAGGTTTACAATCAGATGAAACTGTGGTAGAATAAACTTAATATGAATGGAGTTTGTAATGATTATTATTGATTATAATGGAATAGCTATTGGAAACATTGTTACTCAAAAGCTTGACATAGATGAAAACCTTATTAGACATATGATACTGAATAGTATTCGTATGTACCGTAAACGTTTTCATAAAGACTTTGGTGAAGTTGTTATCACCTCTGACGCAGGAAACAACTGGCGATACAAAGCATTTCCTAATTACAAAGCAGCTCGTAAAATTGGCCGTAAGAAATCAAGTATGGATTGGGACGAAGTATTTCGTATCACCAATCTAGTGTTTGAAGAACTTGGCGATCACTTCCCCTATAAAACATTAAAGATCGACGGATGTGAGGCTGATGATATTATTGGCCAGCTTTGTTACAATACACAAGAGTTTGGTCAATATGAAAAAGTTATGATTATATCTGCTGATAAAGATTTTGCACAATTGCAGAAATTTGACAATGTGTCACAGTATTCTCCTATGACAAAGAAATATATAAAAATAGAACATCCTAGGAAACAGTTAATGGAACTTATTCTAAGAGGCGATACATCTGATGGTGTACCTAATGTTTTGTCTGGTGACAATGTATTTGTAGAAGGTACACGTCAAACACCTCTTCGACAAAAGTTATTGGATCAATTAATAGAAAATCCTGAATCACAAGGACAAGAAATATATCGTAATTTTTTACGTAACAAAAAATTAATTGACCTGAATGAAACGCCTGATGTTCTAAAAAGCGAAATTATAAATACATTTGAAAGCCAAGATACGCATGATAATAAAGGCAAGGTCTTTCCTTACCTAGTGGCTAAACGATGTAAAAGATTGATTGAAGATATTGAGGACTTTATCTAAATGGTTACTAAGACTAGAACTAAACACATTTATGAAGTAATTGAACTTGCTTCTAAAGCAAAAACAAAAAAGGATAAAATAAACGTCCTTCGTGAACACGAGTCTTGGGCTTTAAAAGACTTACTTCGTGGCGCATACGACGAGCTGGTCCAATGGACATTACCACCCGGCGATCCTCCGTATGAACCTGCCAAGGAAGAAACTGTACCTTCCACATTACACAATCAACACAAGAAGTTTAAATACTTCGTTAAAGGACTTGTGGGTGATCAGATGATGGGGTTTAAACGTGAACGTATGTTCATTGATATTCTTGAAGGTGTTCACCCAAAAGATGCTGAGCTTCTTATTCTTATGAAAGATAAGAAAGCATTAGCAAAAGGAATTACCAAGAAACTTGTAGAGGAGGCTTTTCCAAAACTTATCGTAAAATAATCATGTAAAATAAAACAATAGGAGATTGCATTGACTACTCAGTTTGATAGACTTAAACAAGATGTTATTGAATTAGAAAACTATATCACGAAGCTTCAACAGAAAGGCAAAATTGATTTAGCTACTAAAATAAGTCGAAAGAGAGAATATCTCAAAGACTTTATCACTGAGAAACAAGAAGCATTGCAATAGGAGGTAGACGGTCGGCTAGCACGACTAGTCGGCCGATTTACAGAAAGAATATTATGCCCTCATATACATTGAAAGATATTAAGACTCAAGACACCTGGGATGTAGTTTGTACTTGGGATGAATTACAAGATACATTAGACGCTATGCCAGATGTAATTCAAGTACTCAGCACGCCAAAGATTGTATCAGGAGTAGGAAGTACTTTGAGCAAAACAGATGATGGATGGAAAGAAGTTTTGAATAAAGTGAAATCCGGATCAGGCCGTGGCAACACAATAAAAACATAGTATGAGTAAACATAGGAAGAATAATTCCCTTACAGTTCGTATTGATGATCTATTGCAATATGATCCTATTACCGAAAATCAAAAGATTGCTTTTGATGCGTGGGAAGACAACGATAATTTGGTCTTAGCTGGAACTGCAGGGACAGGTAAAACTTTTATAGCTCTTTATATGGCGTTAGAAGAACTCCTTGATCCTAAAGATTCTTTCTTTCGTCGTATTGTAATAATTAGATCTGTTGTACCAACAAGAGACATTGGCTTTCTTCCTGGTACTGTAGATGAAAAAAAGGATATGTACAATATTCCATACAAGAATATTTGTGCTGAACTCTTTGGTGATGTAGGAGCTTATAACAAACTCACAACAGCTCGACAAATTGACTTTGAATCTACATCGTTTATTCGTGGATCCACGTTTGATGATTCTATTATTATTGTTGATGAGATGCAGAACCTTACGTTCCATGAACTTGATACGGTTATTACACGAGTAGGACGTAACAGTAAGATTATATTTTGCGGTGATTATAAACAATCTGACTTTAAATTTCAAGATGAAAAAGATGGCATATTTAAGTTTATAGCTATCTTAGAACAAATGAAAAACTTTTCAGTTATACAGTTTGGTTGGGACGATATTGTAAGATCAGGAATGGTGAGAGATTATATTATGACAAAAGAAATGTTAGGATACGATTAATGATAACAATTTGGGCTGGACCAAGGTGCTCGTGGTGCGATAGAGCAAAGTCACTTGCAGAACAACATGAACTCAAATACGAATATATTCTAATTGATGGACCAGAAAAAATGCAAGAATTAAGTGAATTAGTTCCAGGAGCACGAACGGTTCCTCAAATATTTTGGAATGATAAACATATAGGCGGATACAACGAATTCGCTTCTGAAATTGAAAATACTCGCAACTTCGGACAGGAAAAAATCTAATGGCTAAGTTCAGTCGCTTTGATTCTCGTAATAAAAAACGTGGAAAACATAAGAAACAATCTATTCATAAAGATTTTAGAATAAAAAATTATATTAAAAACGAAAAAAACTATTTACATTCTTCTGAAAATATGGTAGAATACTACTATAATGAAGGAGAATATAATGATAGACAATTTAAACCGAGTGATACTTACTGACTGTGACGGTGTTCTCATGAACTGGGAATACGCCATGAATGTCTGGATGCAAACACAAGGTTACAAGATCGTTGAAGACGGTCAACAATATTATGATATGAAAGATCGATATAATCTTCCATCATCTGTAAGTAAACGATTAGTTCGACAGTTTAATCAATCTGCTGCTATGGGATTCTTACCTCCTCTTCGTGATGCTATGTACTACGTGGATCTCTTACATCGTAAACATGGTTATACATTTCATATGATAACTGCTCTTTCAAATAACGAACACGCTCAGCTGCTTCGTATTCAAAACTGTAAAAAATTATTTGGTGAAACTGCTTTTACTAAATTTATCTTTTGTGATACCGGTGAAGATAAGGATGAAGTACTAGAACCTTATCGTGATTCTGGTCTTCTTTGGATTGAAGATAAATTATTAAATGCACAAACAGGTGATCGACTAGGACTCGAAAGTATTATGGTAGAACATGCTCATAATATGGATAATGACGAGTTCCCAACATTTGCAACATGGAAGGACATCTATGAATATGTCGCTGGGTGAAGTACTTACACTGCGTAGTCAATGGGAAGAGATCGTAAGGTATCGTAAATCTTACGAATTAAGCCATTATAATGGTACTATAGATAATCTATATGCATTCATTGAAACCGGAGCCAAAAAGAATCGTTTTCGAAAGAACTTTGAGAATGCATTGATTATCGCAAATAAAATCGTGAGTTACTATGAAGAGACTAATTTATCAGGTATACACAGGACCTCGTAAAAGATTATACGACCACTGCACAAAATCTGTCGCTACTTACTGTAAAGAACATGGCATTGATCATGTTATACAAAGAGAACCTATCCTAAGAATCAAACCAGATGTATTTGCTACTAATCGTAGTAAAGAGTCCTATGGTAAACATGGTGGCTTTCTACCGATATATGAAAAAGAAAATGCATTTGCATACTTTGATCGTTATGATCAGATTGCAATTGTAGATGGTGATATATGGATAAGACCAAACAGCCCTAACCTGTTTGACGAGTTAGATGAAGACACCGAATTTGCTGGTGTTATAGAAAGACAGATGCCACTAACTCAAAGATATTTCGACAAAATTACAAACTATTCTCATATGCAGTATGGATCATTAAAGCACGTTGATTGGAAGTGGAATCAACATGGTGCTGAGTTTTATAACATGGGTATGATGTTAATGAGTAAAAACATTGCAA